TAAGAGATTAGACGACGAGAGTGGACGCATAGCGTTATGTACACTGGGATCTATCAACTGGGGAGCGTTCCGGAACCCAGAGGATATGCGTAGAGCCTGCAGGATTCTACAGCGTAGCCTGTGTAACATTCTTGATTATCAAGACTTCTTGTCGATACAGAGTAAACTCAGTAACGACGAGATACAACCACTAGGCATTGGTATTACCAATCTAGCCTACTGGCACGCCAAGCGTAGCTTAAAGTATGGTGAGAAGGATGCACTGACAGAAGTCAAGACCTGGATGGAACATCAGGCCTACTATCTAACAGAAGCCACAGTGGAGCTGGCCAAAGAGCGCGGCCCTTGTACTGAGAGTGCCAAAACACGTTACGGACAAGGTGTGTTTCCCTGGGAACTACGGGCTAAGGGAGTCAACGAACTAGCAGACTTTACGCCTGAACTTGATTGGGAAACACTACGTACGAATATGAAAGAACACGGTGTTCGCAATGCCACACTGATGGCTGTTGCACCTGTTGAATCTAGCTCAGTGGTAATTGATTCAACTAACGGCATTGAAATGCCAATGAGCTTGATCAGCACTAAAGAATCAAAGGCAGGATCGTTTACGCAGGTTGTTCCGGAGTACAACAGATTGAAAAATAAATATCAACTGATGTGGGAACAAAAGGACTGTGATGGTTATTTGAAAACTGCGGCAGTTATTGCTGCCTACGTTGATCAAAGTATTTCAACTAATACTTTTTATAATCCTGCACATTTTCTAGAACGTAAAGTGCCCACAACATTGATTGCTAAAAATTTAATGCAAGCTCATGTTTGGGGATTAAAGACATTTTACTACAGTCTAATCAACAAGGCTGGAAGCAAAATGCAAGAAGACCAATTAACAGTACAAGTAAACGGACACACAAGTTCTGTAAATGGATATGAAATAGAAGAGGACTGCGAGGCCTGTAAATTATGACAACACAAAATATCGGACAACAAATAGAAAACATTAAAGAAGCTGTAGAAACAATAAATTCTTTAATGGCTGAACTCCACAGTAATGATGTTGAGATTAGAATTAATTATAAGGAACCTTCCGCTGGCGAACCTCCAATGTTAAATCTTTGGAGAGCTGTAGCACACGTGGATTATTTAAAATGTCAAAACAACAATATAACCTAAACACAAAAACAGACTATCTTAATCGTAAGATGTTTCTAGACCCTGCAGGTCCAGTTACTATTCAACGTTTTGAAGAAGTAAAATATAAAAAGATTGCAGACTTCGAAGCTACAGCACGTGGCTTCTTCTGGCAACCAGAAGAAATTAGTCTTACTAAAGATTCAAATGACTTCAAAGATGCCAGTGATGCTGTCAAACATATCTTTACCAGTAACTTGCTAAGACAAACAGCATTGGACAGTTTACAAGGCCGCGGGCCAAGCCAAATCTTTATGCCTGTTGTATCACTGCCAGAACTAGAAGCACTTGTCTATAACTGGACATTCTTTGAAACTAACATTCACAGCAAGAGCTACAGTCACATCATTCGCAACATCTACAATGTACCCAAAGATGTTTTCAACACAATTCACGATACCAAAGAGATTATTGACATGGCGAGCAGTGTAGGCAACTACTATGAAGCACTTCACGTTATCAATTGTCGTAAACAGCTAGGCGAGATAGTTACAGAGAAAGAACACGTCAAAGCAATATGGATGGCCTTACACGCAAGTTATGCTCTTGAGGCATTCCGCTTTATGGTATCGTTTGCCACAAGTTTAGCAATGGTAGAGAATAAGATATTCATGGGTAATGGCAATATTATTCAATTGATTCTACAAGACGAGTTGCTACACAAAGGATGGACTGCCTATTTGATCAACCAAGTGGTCAAAGAGGACACACGGTTTGTTGAAGCCAAACAAGAATGCGAAGCAGAAGTGTATCAATTATACATGGATGTGATACGTGAAGAAAAAGATTGGGCCACATACTTGTTCAAGATGGGACCAGTTATTGGACTGAACGCAAATATTCTGCGTGATTTTGTAGACTACACTGCCGTGGATGCATTAAAGCAAATTGGTATCAAGTATCAAGCGGCAGCGCCTAAGTCAACACCAATCCCTTGGTTTAATAAGCACACTGATACTAGCAAGAAACAAACAGCACTACAAGAAAGTGAAAGCACAAATTATGTTATTGGCATAATGGGAGAAAGCCTAGATTACGATGAGCTACCGGCCATCTAGGAATATATATATGTACAAGGTACAATTTAAAAGTAAAAGTCCTTTTGAATCTTGGAATTCTATAGGCGGTGCTGGCACTGAATCGCAGGCCATTTCTATGGCATTGGCTAAAAAAGCCAAAGGTGCCATATTGGTCAGAGTTCTTGATAAAAAAGGCAGAGTCATATATTCAAGTTAAAGGAAATAGAATGAAAGCAACAGTATGGTCAAAGTACCATTGCCCTTATTGCGATCAAGCAAAGGCATTGTTAAAACAACGAGGTATAGCGTTTGAAGAAAAGAAAATCGGAGACGGCTATACTCGAGAAGAACTATTAGAAGCTGTACCTGATGCTAGGACAGTACCACAAATTTTTGTCGATGAACAACTTATTGGCGGATTTACAGAACTTAAAACATTTTTAGAAAAGGTATAATATGTTAATTAATAAAGGCGTATCAGTAGGCGAAGTGATCACACTTAAACTCACAAGTGGTGAAGAAATTGTTGCCAAGTTAGTAGAAGACGGTGCAGTTTATTATAAACTAAAAAATCCGCAAGTAATTGGTATGGGGCCAAAAGGTCCAGGGCTAATGCCCTACCTGTTTACAGTTAACCCGGATACCGAAATCAAACTACAAAAATCAACGGTTACTGTAGCTGAAGCAACAGACGCACAGTTTGCCAAACAGTTTCTTGAATCAACCACTGGTATTGCACTATCATAAATATTAGTTTAGAGAATATACATGGCAATAACAGCAATATCACAATCAGTTTCTATTACATCAGCAAATACAGACACGGCAGTAGGTGCTGCTATTGCTGCCGATGCAAAAATTAATATCTACATTGTAAACAAAACAGGTTCTACAGGAACTTTTAGATTAGCAATCTGTCCATTAACACCTGCCGGCGGGGAATATTTGTATTATAACTTTTCATTAGCCAGTAATACTACATTTGTAGCTGCTGATGTTTATGCAAAAGCTACTGATAAGGTTTGGATCTATTCACCATCGGGCTGGAGTGCTAGAGTTGACGGAGCAACATTATTATGAGTAGATATTTTATTGCGCCTGAACCGGCTGCTGAATCTACACCTACATATAATTACGGCAGTGTTTACGGTAACATATCAACATATCTAAATCAAGTTAGAGAAGAGTTGGCTGATATCAACGTTGACACTACTGCCTCGGCGGCAAGCCTTGGCATAATGGCCACTAATTCAACAACAATGGCCACTAATTCAACAACAATGGCCACTAACATTGCTACTATTGCTACTAAACTAACAGCAATCGAAACTTATCAAAAGAAGATGAAAGAACTAGGCGAAGGCCCTGGCATCCATGTAATAGGTCCTTATGAAGTGTTTAGTATGATTTCAATCTATAAATTGTTAATTGAGCAAGCAAAGATCTTAGACTCTGCAGAGTCTGCCTCTGCAAGTCAAATACAGGCCGCATTGTCAGAGGCAACTAGGTTGTCAGAACGAATAAAAAACAATATTCCTAAAGATTTCTAATATGCCAGGTATAGCAAGAGATGCAGGAACTGACGTAGCCGGCGGAGCCATTATACAAGGATCCGGCAATGTATTTGCTAATAGTCAGCCGGTAGTACGAATTGGTGATGCTGTTGCAGGACACGGCCGCGGCCCGCATAGAAGCCCTGTGATGGCAGCAGGAAGCGGTAATGTATTTGCCAACGGCATCGCAGTTTGCCGAGCAGGGGATCCAGCCACTTGTGGACATCCAGCTAGCGGTTCAGGCAACGTATTTGCTAATTAAATAATATGATTAAATTAAAAAAAGCGTTCTTTTTTGTTCTAGGATGTCTTTGCCTGATAATGGCATACATAGGAGTTATAACTCCGGGCATTCCTTATAGTCCTTTTGTGGTTGCAAGTGCTTTTTGTTTTGCAAGAAGTTCAGAGCGTATGCATAACTGGATTATGAATCACAAACTGTTTGGTCCGTTCTTACGCAACTGGAGTGAGAAGCGTGTATTCCCACAAAAAATGAAATACCTTATGATTGGTATGATGTCATTAAGTTTGATCTTAATGAGTGTTGGTTCAGTACCGTTACGTGGTGTTATCTATACAGGTATCTTTATGGCCCTTGTGGCTGTATGGGCCTGGAGATATCCCAGCACACCAGAAGAATATGATAGAAGAAAAGCTGCCGGAGAAAAAATAGCATGGCTAAAATAACCCTCGATGAACTTGTAGACATTGCCTTTGCTCACGAAGAAGGAGATCCGTTTGACTGGGGAGTATTTTCCAAAGGCCAAGAACAGACCATGCGAATGATCGGATCCAGTATCCTAGAACAGTTTGACAAAGAAACGATCACAGATGCAGATAGATTGATCATGTTGGCCACTATCACTAAACTGGTCACTGAAAATATGATCTTGCACACTAAACTGATGAAACAAAATGAAATGTGAACAAGGCGACCTTGCCAAAATTATCATGAGCATCCGGCCTACAAACATAGGTAAAACTGTGTTGGTAGAGGAGTATGTGGGACATTTTACGCAAGGTGAAGAATTCCAGTTTAGAGGAATTGCCTGTAAGGCTGCTATCACAGATCACTTTTGGTGGATAGCTACAGAATTTGGATTGAGTAATATGTACGGAGATACTCCAAAGGCCTATATTCCGGATACTTGGTTGGAACCTATTCGTCCTATGAAAGAAGTCCAAAAGCAACAAGAAGACATTGACTTAACTGTCAAAATGTAGTTAAGTTATGAACAGCGAAGACTATTTTTATAACTTAAAAACAAAAAGTGTAATATCGGATCAATTATTAAGTTATGCTAGAAGTATAAAAGACTGGCGACCTCAACACTTAGAAAAGTGGCTAACCTTTCAACAAGTTGAAATACCCGAATACTTAATAGATGCTGACCCGGTATTAAGAAAATTAAAAGATTTAGAATGGTCTAGTTTTAGAATTTTTAAAAATTATACCAATTCTTGGTATATGTGGCATAATGATAGAGCTAATCGACCTGCTGCTATTAATATGGTATTAGGGACACCTAACGCACATACTCTTTTTAAAGGTAATTTATTATGGACAAATCAGTTCGAAATATTAGAAGCAGACTATCAACTAAATACCTATATGTTGTTTAATACAAGTAAACAGCATTCTGTACTTAATTTAAGTGGAGAACGGTACATTTTTTCAGTAAGTGTGCCAAAAAGATATGTTGTAGACGTTGATCAAGAGAAAGGAATACCATCAACTAAAACGTCTTCCGATGCTTATAACGAAATATTAAAAGACTTTAAAGAACAAAACTTATAATAAGATAAAATATAGCTGTATGAAGCGATGTAAAATAAGTTCAAGACGCGGGGGCAGTGCCCGCCATCTCCACCTAAGTGTATGCAGTATATTTAGGTGGGGATGACACAGGATCGATTGGGCAAAGAGTAACAGAGTGGACAGCTCGGCAATGTAGAAGCCGTTAGGATTGGGGAGACCCGGTCGAAGAAGCAAAACAAAGTAACCGCAAACGACTCAAAGTTCGCATTAGCTGCCTAAACTCAGCTTAGGGTAGGAAATACCTCGTAACAGAAACTACCAAACCCGCTTCGGCGGGTTTCTTTTGGATATTATATCTAACATATCGTCTCAAAGTTGTGCGTGTACGCACATGTTTTGTTTGATATTTTGTGTATAATGGTAGTATAAACCACTAATTAAGTTTATGACTCATATTATTAAAAAGGAAAATTATGACAACAACAATTACAATTAAAGACAAGGCAATAAATGCTACTTACCAAAATGTTACTGGCTTAACAGGTGGCGCAGGCGTTGACGCAACATTTGATGTTACTAAGACAGACGGAGTATATTCTGTTGTGCTAGACAGCCTGGCAGCAAGTGCAGGCACAGGATACGTTGCAGGCGATACAATTACTCTTGCTGGCACAGCATTAGGTGGTACAGTGGCTAACAACTTGATCGTTACAGTAGCCACAGTTGGTACTGCTGGTAAGATTGCTACCTTTGGTGTAGTGGGTACAGGCCGTGCAGGTGATGGCACAGTAGATATTACTGTGGATGTTACAGGTACTACTGGCGTTGACACCTACACTATGGGTGGTGCTAGTACAGAGTTCACAACAACTAAAACCGCTGACAATGTAAAGCTAGCCAGCACGTTAGTTAGCAACATGGAGTTTAATCTTGCTAACCACGAGCGTGTGGTGTTCACGGATAAGGCCATTGCCTATGATGCCACAGGTCGTGCAGGTGATGTCTATGCCCTGTTAGCAGCCGCACTTGGTACTGCCGATGTTACTAACGCATACAAAGGCATTGGCATTGATCTAGCCGACAAAGGTTGGACAAACAAACAACTAGCAGAGGCATTACTATCTACAGATGTTTACAAAACAGATGCCGGTGGTGTCAGCAATGAAACATTCATCAAGCACGTTTACAAGAACGTTTATGGCACAGATGCTACATTGACACAGGTCACAGACTACACAGCTTGGATGACCAACAACAAGTTGAGTCAGGCTGATGTACTGGTTGCCGCTAGTGAGTTAGCAGCGTTTGAAACTACTATTGGTTTGGTGGGTTTGGCAACAACTGGTATTGAATATACTCCAGTAGTTTAATTCTTTAAAGAATCAATAAAGGCTCTTCGGGGCCTTTTCTATTATTGATTTTTCCTATTGCTGCCATTAAAAAATATTAGGCAAAACTAATGGAAAACCATTGATCTATAGGATATATAAATGTACAATAAGTATTGTTTCATTCACACACAAGGAGATATTATGAAAACAGTTGGTAATAAATTAGCCCCATTCGCAGTCACAGGTGTTAAACCAGGACAACCAGAAGATGCTTTCTATACGATTACAGAAGAATCGTTTGAAGGCAAGTGGAAAGTAATCGTATACTATCCAAAAGACTTTACATTCGTTTGCCCTACAGAAATCGTGGCCTACGACAAGCTGACACAAGACTTTGCTGACCGTGATGCAGTATTGCTCACAGGATCAACAGACAATGAGTTCTGTAAAGTAGCATGGCAGACAGCACACAGTGATCTAAAGAAAATCACACACCACCAGTTTGCTGATACACAGCGTGGTGAGTTGAGCTTGATCGAACAGTTGGGTGTATTCTATGCTCCAGCAGGTGCCGCACTTCGTGCAACATTCATTGTTGATCCAAGTAATGAGATCCAACACGTGACTGTGAACAACTTGAACGTGGGTCGCTCACCAGAAGAAACTCTGCGTGTATTGGACGCTCTACAGACTGGCGAACTATGTGCCTGTAACCGCATAGTTGGTGGTGAGACGCTGTAATTTGGCACTTGACACACAATCAAAAGATGCTATAATACTAGTTCGTGCAGGCACCGTGTCTGCTAAATATTTCTTTTTAATAGGACTCGTATGTTTAGTGTACTCAAATTCTTTTGGTTGGTGTCTCGTTCCTCGTGGAACATCATGAATCCAAACCTAAATCCTCTGCGTCACGCACCTGTGTACGTCAAATACTTTCTTAGCATCTTGTTGGGCTGTTTTTGGAGTCTGGCGTTTGGAATTTACGTCGGTGAACTGCTGACCATTGGTTACAACATGATTGGCCATATTGCCATTATCAGCATGGTGTTTGCTACTTGGGCTGTGTTTCGTTCAGTAGAGAATACCTATAAGCCACGCACAGGTGTTAACTGGTTACGAGCTCCGGATTACAGTAGTCGTTGTGATGAACTCACTGAACAAGAACGTCTTGCTAAAATCCAGGAATGGAATCGTCGTAATGTTTGGAATGATCCAAAACTGTCTGAAAAAGATAAAGAAACTTATTACAGGGCATAACCATGACCGTTAATGAAATTATTGCCGTAGTGCTCATGATAGCTGTAGTAGGAATAGTACTATGGGATATACACAAGAATGGAATAGGTGAAGAAGATGGAAATGATCATTTTTATTGAATGACTATGATAGATATTTTAAGGAACGGATAATGTTAGAAACAATTTGCGATACATTAGTTGAAGCATATAGACGCAACTGGATCACCAGTCGTGATGGCAATGTTTCAATTCGTCACCACGACCGTGATCACTTTTATATCACACCCAGCGGCGTCCGTAAACAGACCATGCAACCTGATCAGTTTAAAAAGATTGGCATTGAGAAAGGTTACTATGACCAACCTCCTCGACTGTATCATGCAATCAAAGAGTTAGAGTACACTGAGATCAGTGCTAATCTAAAGCCCAGTGGAGAACTACCATTACATTTTGGCTTACAAAAAATGATGGGACAACATCACAATGAAGTGAGAGTTGTGGTTCATTTACATCCAACCTATTGTATTGCTGCTATGCATGCCGGAATTGATTTGAGTAAGGTAAGTGCGGCTTTTCCAGAACTCAATCGTTATACCAAGGTAGCACCTAACGTAGGAGATGTGCCTCCTATCAGTCAAGAACTTGCTGATCGTTGTCATGAGAACTTGCAGTTAGACAATGCAGGTAATATTGCCTACGACATTGTAGGCATCAAAGGTCACGGAGTTGTTGCCATTGACACAAGTCCGTGGAGGGCGTTTGAACATATAGAGCGATTGGAACACATTTGCCAGATCGTATTAGCATCAGGAAAATATTAAAATGAATTTTATTGAATCAGTAAAAGGTGCGTTACCAGACTACGCTAAGGATACAAAATTAAATCTGGATGCCGTGTTACTACGTAGCACATTAGATGCTGATGTTGCTATAGGTTGTGCCGTGGCTGCTTTGGCCGCAACAGGCAATGGCAAGATCTTATCTGTTATTCTAGCAGATACTCCTGTTCACGCAGAGTCAGCAATGACTGCCGCTAGTATTATGGCACAGAACAATGTATGGTATCCATATGTTGAGATGGCTGATGATCCAGCATTGAAAGGTTTACCTGCCCAACTACGTATGAATGCAATTGTCAGTCACGGCGGAACTACCAAGAGCAACTTTGAAGCGTTCAGTTTGGCCGCAAGTATTGTTGGCAAGTGCCACTTCTGTGTGAAAGCACATTACGAAACACTCAAGCAAGAAGGCTACACAGTAGAAAACTTGCGTGACATCGGTCGTATTGCCAGTGTAATGAATTCAGTGGCTAAGGTGTTAAACAGCTAACACTGTTCATTTATGTTTTAATCGTGTTAAAACTTTTAGAACGTTAGGCCATGTTTTTCGAACATTCCATACTATCATAGTCGATCCATGACTCCATGACGATAGTCTATGCATTTTTCTGGTATCAACATAGTAGGTAGTATTTGGTAAAAATGTTTTAATGTTACCTTCTACTTCCCATTCTAATTGATCACTTGAGTTGCCTAAAAAAGTAATAAGTCTAAATGTTTCACGATTAATTAAGAAGTGATCTCGGTGTCTTGGATAAAAGCCGCCGGCATTTAATCTTATGATAAAACTACGACACATGGGAGAGAAGAACTCTATAATTTCTTGGCAGGAATGTAGCAGAGGAACCGCATCAGTTGGATAGATAAATTCAGCTTCTCTTGGAAAACGACCTAATTTTGCATGAACGTGCGATAAGCCTGTTGGACTGGTTGCAGTATCACCATTTAAGCCAAACAATAAAATTGAATCTCTATCATTAGTTATGTCTTCTCTTGGCTGAAATGGCCTCCATAAGCCGTTAAGTCTGCCCTTGTCGTTTTCCCAAATTGACTGATCAATTAAAAAGTCTAAGGGTTCCCAGCAGCCTATTGCACTTAATTGCATCTCGCACATTAAATGTTCAGTTGATACAGTTATATTTGATAAAGCTGCGAAGTCACTTGGTTTATTAGGAATAGCAAATTTAGGATCAGCGGACATTCTGTATTTAATAAATAATTGTTGTATGAAAATAAAAATTGGCCCAAAACACCTAGAACGTGAGTTCATTTTTACTATTCCAGAAGTAGATAATATTGGAATTTTTATGTCTGGGGGACTAGACTCATCTGCAATGTTGTCTTTAATTTTAAAAGAATTAGCCGAAACTAATCGATTAAAAACAGTAGCCTTAACAGCCTTTACGCTAGAAAAACCAACAGGCGAGCCAGTATATGCGACTCGTATTTTAAAAAAGTTTGAAGATCATTTTCAAGTTAACATATCACACGTAAACAATATTCCTAATACTGAAGAGGCAATTCGGCTAGGAAGAATGAACTCTGATGTTATTGTTGAAACTTGCAGGAATTTTAACGGCCGAATTTATCTTAGCGGAAATAACATGCCATCATCAGCTATTAAAAAATTCAAAGGCAACTTAGACTTTGTCTACAAATATAATCCCTTGTATGTACAACCTTTTTTGCATCTGCTTAAACCACAGATGACTGACATACTGTACAAATTAGGAACGGATTTCATAATACCTTATACACATTCATGTGCCCGTCAGTTTAAGGGAAAATGTAATCTCTGTTATTCCTGCGAAGAAAGAAGTTGGGGTTTTGAAGAATTGGCATTGGTAGATCCCGAAACTATAGATTTGTAAAATTGGGTATTGACAACCTCCAAACAATCTGTTATACTAGTTGTACAGTTTAACAAGTTTGGAGGTTTCTTTTGACAATGCACTTAGAAGGTCCGTGGCTTAGTACCACAGGCAAACGCAAAGGCAAGCAGAAGTTTGCATCTGCTGAACACGCAAGAAAGGCTAGAGAATTGGACGAAAGTTGGAAAGAGCTACAAAAGAAATGGGCTGTGGAGATTGAAGATAAGAAACGTCAGCGTGGTTTGGCAGCAGAGTCTTTGAGCAAATCATATTCGCTGAAGATTCCCGAAGGTCGCAACACTACTGCACATATCAAAAGTGTAGATACAGGCGGCAATGCTGTGTTGAAAGCTAGTCCAATCTATACCGGAACCAAAGTCAAAGGCATTGCTACAATGCACAAGAGCAACGCTGTGCCTGTGTTCAGTGACGAAGAAGCACAAGATATCTCCAAAATGCGTCGATAATCACCAGTTTCTCGGGAGATTTAGTATCTATGGGGTATATATTAAACGTTTCGCAAAGAAACTAAGATAGTTGACATGATAGAGATACCATCAAAATCATGTCCGCGGGTCTTGGCCAATGAGAAACCCGTATTTTCGGGATGCCAAGGGTCGCCAAAGGTACTAAGCGTTATGAACTTAGTGGCTAATGGAGACAACTACACGAAAGTAGGGTTCTGTCAGAGCCTCGTGAAGTTAACTCCCTTTATGTAATGTTGTAGTAATACAACACCAAGTCAAAGGAGGACTTATGGAAAAGTTATTTAAATTTACAGCCTATTTAATGGGCTTGGTTGCAGTGGCCTTTTTGGTTCAAAATGTTACACAAACCAAAATGGAAAAGCTACGTGAGGGTCAGATGTTATCATCGCCCGATATAGTGTCAATTAAAACGAGAGAACGACAACTAGAATGTCTAGCGATGAATATCTATCGCGAAGCAGGACACGAAAATTTTGAAGGCAAGGTAGCAGTAGCACAGGTCACGATGAACAGGGCGGCTCATCCCTCGTTTCCAAAAGATGTCTGTGCAGTTGTTTTTCAAAAGTCAGTATTTGTAGACAAAGTTATTTGCCAATTCTCATGGTACTGTGACACTGCCCACAAAGCTAGACCTGTTAACCAATCAGCTTACAATGAAAGTATGGCTGTGGCCAAAAAAGTATTGTTGGAAGGTTTTAGACTTGACGTAATGAAAGAAGCCCTGTACTATCATGCAAACTATGTCAATCCACGTTGGCCTCTAGAAAAAATTGGATCAATCGGTAATCATATCTTTTACAAAGGAAAGAAAACAAATGGCTAATCTAGATAAATTTAATCCGTTGCCCCATTTTGAAAATCTTCAAGAGTTTAAAACTTGGGCCACGGCCAAGGTCAGTCATATCTCGGCAGAAACATTCGGTTGGTTAGCAGTTATTGTACTACACGCTGCCACTGTTCCTAGTCTGTTTGCAGTGATGAGCGGATTAACCGACAAGATGCCCGCAGTGGATCTTGTACTCTTATGCTGGGGTGGCCTAACCTTGTTGTTTGTCAAGGCCACAGTACAAAAAGACATGCTCAATGTAGTTACTATCGGATTGGGATTTATTGTCCAAGCAGTAATGATGGCATTGATATTCTTTAAATAAATTTAGTATAGTTTTTAACTTTACTAAAGGCCGGTAAATACTAGCTCAATGAAAATAAATCTAAGTGATAAAATCATAGCCTGGTTGGCTCTCCTAAGTGGACTAACTATATCTGCTGTGGCAATTTGGTATAGTGTAGCTGGCCTTGTTTCAATCTTTGCGGCCGCAGTGATACCCATTATTGTTATGGGTGTGGTGTTAGAGGTTAGCAAATTAATTGCCACGGTATGGCTTAAGATAAATTGGACCCGTGCTCCTGTTTTTATTAGATCGTATCTAATTGCAGCCATTGCTATTCTAATGCTCATTACCAGTATGGGTATCTTTGGATTCTTAAGTAAAGCGCACAGTGATGCTGGACTAGTCTCGGGAGATGTACAGGCTAAGATTGCAGTATATGATGAGAAGATTAAAACTGAACGAGAAAACATAGATGCTGCTCGTAAAGCACTTACTCAAATGGATTCTCAAGTTAACGAAAGGCTCAGTCGCAGTACCGACGACAAAGGTGCAGAGCGAGCCGTTCAAATCCGTAGACAACAACAAGCAGAAAGAACTAGACTGCAAAACGATATTGCTAAGTCACAGGGTGCTATTGCTAAACTTAACGAAGAACGAGCTCCTATTGCCGCTGAAGTCCGAAAAGTTGAAGCCGAAGTCGGCCCAATAAAATATATTGCTAATTTTATCTACGGTGATAATCCCGAAGCCAACGTATTAGAAAAAGCTGTCACCTGGGTAATTATAATTATTGTTGTGGTGTTTGATCCATTAGCGGTTATTTTGTTGTTGGCAAGTCAATACAGCTTTCAATGGTTCCGAACTGCTCGAGAAGAAGACGACGAGCTAGCAGTAAAAGAATGGTTTGAACAAGGTAAAGACCGTGCTCGTCAATTAGATCAAGAAGTCGAGGAGCAAGATGCTGAAATAAAAGCAGAACCTTTTATTCCGGCCAGCAGTCCGTTATGGCCATTCCCGGTTCAAGGACCAACACCAGCAGTTGAAGACAGAGAATTAGGTATTTTTGAAAAACATCCTTATCTTTTGAAACCGTGGGTAAGTCAAGTACCGGAAGAATTTCGAGTTGCTCCACAGGTTTATAAAACTGAAGAATCGGCAGAAGAAGAAGAACACAATGATCAAGCTGAATTAGCACAAGCGTCTGAAAGTGAAGCATCTGCAATGACACAGTGGAAAGCTGATCATCCTGACAGCAGTCTAAAACTTCAGAGAAAACTTTTTGAACGTGGTGTTATCAAAGAACTTCCCTGGGAATCTTATCTAAAGCCGCAGCCCGATCACGTGGATGATGCTGCCAGCGAAGCTGCCAAATGGATAGAAGAACAACGGGTTCTTGCAGACGAATCTAAAAAAAAAGACAGTGACTTGGGTGGAGAAACAAGGGACGCAGCAGATCAAGAAAACCAAGGAAATGTAAGTTATGTTCAAAATGCTGAACAGACAGGTTCTACTCTTTGGCAACGTGTAAAAGCAAAAAAAGATGAACAGTAAAGTAATTTTGGTTACTGATCCCGATGACGTAGCTTACGACGGTGTGAGATTGTTGCTGGTCAATCTTACTACTGATCAGACACAATTATTATCCACTGCACTGTCAAAAATCAATAATTTACCAATAATTATTCTTTATATTTGGGATAACAGTAGTTTAGATTGGTTGTTTGATAAAAAACACAAGAGTCACTATATAATCTTTAATGCAGAACATCAAAATGAGTTAATTACTGGTTATATGTCTGCACAACGTAATTCATCGTATTTTGGAATACTAAAAAACCTAGCTAAGGTCAATACAAAGGCTATATATAGTATTGATGACTGCATCAAATTATTAGAAACCGTAATAGGAACTTATGAACAACAATAATACAGCTAGAGCCAATGGTAGCACAGTTTATGTCAAAGAGAATGAAAACATTAATCAAGCTCTAAGAAGATTCAAAAAGAAAATAGACGATAGTGGACTTTTGGAAGAGCTACGTGCCCGTGAATTTTATGAAAAGCCGACCACTGAGCGCAAACGCAAAGCCGGCGCTGCCAAAGCACGTTGGAATAAAAAGCTCAGAGAACAACAACTTCCTAAAAAAATGTTTTAATCTATTGACCATTGGTCAGAAAGGTAGTATAATAACTGTATGAATACAGATATTATGATTGACTTAGAAACGCTAGACGTTCTCCCCACTGCAACTATTCTCACCATCGGAGCAGTTAAATTTGATCCGTTCGGTGATGATGTTAATGAAAATAAATGCGAGAAATTTTATGTCCGTGTTGACGTTGATAGTTGTGATAGGATTGGTTCTACGGTTTCGCAGGCTACCTTAGACTGGTGGGCTAACCAAAGCCAAGAAGCTCAGAACGAAGCATTTGATCCCGCAAATAGAGTTTCCATCGAAGAAGCAATAACACAACTGTACAAGTTTTGTTGGGGTGCTAAACGTGTATGGAGTCACGGTGCCGGCTTTGATGTCACTATTCTAGAATGGTATTTCCGTAAAATTGGTAAAGCCATTCCTTGGAGTTTCTGGGAAGTTCGCGATACTCGTACCATATTCGACATTGGAATAAATCCCAATCGTCCTCCTGTACTAAAACATCACGCCCTTGAAGATGCTTGGAATCAAGCAGTAGGTGTTCAGAATGTTTATAAAAAATTACGAACTGCTAGTAGTATCAACGGTGAACTTTTTCAACCGTTGGCACATCAAAGATAAATAAAATCGTAAATTGTACCAATAGGGCAGTTTATAGAGCATAGTGCTCACAAATTAGATCTTACTTTTAAGGAGATATTATGTCTAAGATCATCGGTATTGACCTCGGCACCACAAATTCTTGCGTGGCTATCGTCGAAAATGGAATTCCCAAAGTTATTGAGAATTCAGAAGGTGCTAGAACTACACCCAGTGTGGTTGCCTACACCAACAATGAAATTCTAGTTGGTGCTAGCGCAAAACGCCAGGCAGTAACAAATCCCAAAAACACCATCTATGCTGCCAAGCGATTAATTGGTCGTAAATTCACTGAGGATGCAGTTCAAAAGGACATCGACCTGATGCCTTATGAAATTATCCAAAACGGTAATGGTGATGCTTGGGTTAAGGCCGGAGAACAACGCCTTGCACCTCCGCAGATTTCAGCTGAAGTTCTGCGTAAAATGAAAAAGACAGCGGAGGATTATTTAGGACATGAAGTTACCCAAGCAGTTATCACAGTTCCTGCGTACTTTAACGACAGCCAAAGACAAGCTACTAAGGATGCGGGACAGATCGCAGGCTTAGAGGTACTCCGTATTATCAATGAGCCTACTGCGGCAGCTCTTAGTTATGGCGTTGATAAGTCTGATAAAGCTGACAGGAAGATTGCTGTTTATGACCTCGGCGGCGGCACTTTCGACGTATCGATCATTGAGATCGCGAATGTGGAAGGCGACAAACAAATCGAAGTACTAAGCACCAACGGTGACACCTTTCTAGGTGGTGAAGATTTTGATCAACGCATTATGGAATTCCTTGTTGATGAATTCAAGAAAGATTCCGGAATCGATCTCAAGAAAGATATGCTTGCACTACAGCGTTTAAAAGATGCTGCTGAAAAAGCCAAGATTGAATTATCTAGTAGTGCTCAGACAGAAGTCAATCTTCCATACGTTACGGCTGATGCAAGTGGTCCTAAACACCTAGTGGTTAAAATTAGTCGTGCTAAATTAGAAAATCTAGTTGCAGATCTAATCGAACGTAGTCTAACACCTTGCCGCACTGCTATGAAAGATGCAGGCGTTACTGCCGCTGACATTGACGAAGTTATTCTAGTCGGCGGACAAACACGTATGCCTAAAGTACAAGAAGCTGTTGAACAGTTGTTTGGTAAAGCACCACGTAAAGATGTCAACCCAGACGAAGCAGTTGCCGCAGGTGCTGCTATTCAAGGTGCAGTTCTAGGTGGTGATCGCAATGACGTTCTATTGTTAGATGTTACTCCCCTAAGTGTAGGCATCGAAACAATGGGTGGTATTATGACCAAGTTGGTTCAAAAGAACACAACTATTCCGACCAAGGCAAGTCAAACATTCTCAACAGCAGAAGACAATCAAGCTGCGGTTACGATCAAAGCCTACCAGGGAGAGCGTGAACTTGTACAATATAACAAGTTGTTGGGCGAGTTTAACCTAGAAGGTATTGCACCAGCACGTAGAGGACAGCCGCAGATTGAAGTAAGTTTTGACATCGACGCCAATGGAATTATGCACGTCAGTGCCAAAGACAAAAACACCGGCAAAGAAAACAAAATCACTATTAAATCAGATAGTGGATTGAGCAAAGAAGAAATCGAGCGTATGGTTCAAGATGCTGAAGTTAATGCAGACGCAGATAAGAAACAACGAACATTAATCGAAACACGCAATGGTGCCGAAGCACAGATGCACGAAGTACGTAAAGATCTAGAAGAGTTCCGTTCAGAACTTTCTGAAACAGAAATCACTGAGTTAGAAACAGTGATCAAAGCAGTAGAAGAAGCTAACAAAGGCACAGACCCTGAAAAGATCACTGAAGAACTCAACAAGGTTTATCCGGCAATGAAAACATTGTTGGATAAAAAACAGGCCAAAGAACAGGCAGCTCAGGCGCCTCAACCAGAAGCCAAAGCAGATGACAATGTGGTAGACGCTACGTTTACTGAAACCAAGTCTAGCTAATTGTTAAAGGGGTACTTTCGAGGCCCCTATTGTTCTTACTTTATAAGGAGACTATTATGAACAACAATCAACTATCGAGATTAGACACACTGAGCAGAGCACTTGTGGGATTTGACACAATGTTTGATCAAATGGAACGCAGATTTGCCAACCAAGTATCTAACAACTATCCTCCATTTAATATCCTTAAATGGAATGAAGACCAGTACGAAATTCAAATTGCAATTACTGGATTTGAAAAAGAAGAAATTCGAGTAGAAGTTGAACGCAATCAATTGAGTGTGTTTGGCGAATCTAAAGAAATGTCTTTGGGAGATGCCATGTATCTTCACCGTGGACTTGCTACACGAGACTTTGAAAAAACGTTTACTCTAGCAGAACACATGGAAGTCAAGTTGGCCGAGATCAGAAACGGTATGTTGAGAATTCAACTTTTCCGTAACGTTCCGGAATCCGAAAAACCACGTATCATTGATATTGTGGAAATTAAGTAATTAATTAGGGGAGCTCGTCTCTCCTAATTTGGAGCAAATAAAAATATGTCCACTGATTTAAAAATTGATGAAAAAATCACAGTTTCCTTACAGCCCCCAAAGCTATGGAAAGTTGTGTTGCTGAACGATGATAAAACTCCTATGGAGTTTGTGATCGAAGTGTTGACTGGTATATTCAAACACGCACAGGAACGAGCCAAAGACATTACCTTAGAAATACATAACACCGGTAGTGCGGTGGCAGGAATCTACACACACGAAATTGCCGAACAAAAAGGCATAGACTCTACTCAGGCTGCAAGACAAAATGGATTTCCTTTAGTGGTTACTATTGAACCAGATGCATGAATCAAGAAGATATAAGAGTTATAAAATACACTGATCTTGGCACAAAGAGATTTCAATATTGGCTAACTCTTTTTGATTGTAGAAGTGGCAATCAAACTTCTGGAAAAAAAGGAAAAAGAACCTTGATAAAATATCTAGAAAGTTTGTTTGGGCCGTTAGGAGAGAGATGGCATTTCCAAAGACAAAATGAACAGATATATACTGTTAAATTAAATCAGGAGAAGGATCTCCTGATTTTTCTTTTGAAGTTCAAATTAAAGAATTAAATATACATATTATGAGCCTACGAGAAATCACACACGATCTGCACGAAGAAGCAGAAAAAACAATCTTCGCAAAGAAATTGGTCAGCGGATCTTTTACCGCAGAAGAATATGCTAATTATCTTTGGCAAATGGTGCTGGTCTACAACGGTATTGAAACTGCCTGTAAAAGCCAAGGAATGCTAACCAATCTAAAAGATATTGAACGAACACACAAGATCTATCAAGATTGTATAGAACTAGTTGGGCCGCACCATAGATTATTTTGGTTGCCGGTTACTATCGAGTACTATCAATATCTTCTAGAACTCAATATGAATCCCGAAAGAAAGCATTTGGTAAAAGCCCATATGTACTGTCGGCATATGGGGGACTTGTTCGGCGGACAGATCATTAAAAAGAAAGCACCAGGTCAGGGAAGATTCTATGACTTTGACGATGCACATAATTTAAAAGCAGCTATCCGTGCTGAACTCACTGATGACCTAGGACCCGAAGCTCGAGTGGCCTTTGAATGGGCTATCAAGATAATGAAGGCTCTAAACAATGAAGGTCGCTAATGAGCCAAGTTTGGGACACACTTGTTGAGATCCAACATTTGTTGGAAAATAACTTCAGCCGCACGGGTCAAGAAGTTAATGAATCCGGAATGGAAAGATTTAATCAGCCAGGCTGGGTCAATCGCGTCTGGACTAGCGATCGTTATCGTCGTGCTCACATTGATGTTGTAGACGCTAGGGAAAGTAAAGGGCTATGGATGATGCACTGCTGTGTGTTTCCACATACACATAACCCTGCTCCTATTTTTGGCTTTGATGTAATAGCAGGTAAGAATAAGATTACCGGTTGTTTTATTGATTACAGTCCTACAGGAGATTTTGATCATCCAATGATTGAATATTTTGGTGAAGAAGTAGGTCGTTACGAATGGAACAAAAAACGCAAGTTGCCAGAGTGGGCGGAACGCATTTTCAGCGAACATATGGTAGCTGCGGGCAATGTAAGCGATGAAAGTGAATTAAAACAACTTATAAGCCTAGCACATATTCTAGTTAATCACTATACAGAATGTGTAGGAGAAACTAACAATACCTCAGAAAGTACTAAAGATCAGCAGAATTACTATGCTCAAAACCAGAAACAAAACCCACATACACCTAAAGTAATGGTTAGTTTAGGTCTAAGCGAAGAAGATGTCCAAATGTTCATTCAGGACTGCCTTTTTCCTGAATTAAAATAAATTCAGCTATATAAATAGCTAACATGGAAATTCTTGTACTTTTACTATTGTTCCAAATCAAGCACTGGTATGCTGATTTTAAAATTCAAACCTATATGCAGACTGTTAAAAAGGGTGTATGGTTAGATCCTGTTGGCATTAGTCATACACTAGACCATGTCTGGGGAACATTAGTATTATTATTGATTTTTAGTTTCTTTCATCCCATTAGTGCTATTACAATAATAGCGGTAGCAGTTATTGAAGGTGTATACCACTATGTAATAGATTACACCAAGGTAAAATATGGTTGTAAAGACAATACCAAACCCCTGTTTTGGAATCAATTTGGCCTAGACCAACTAGCGCATCAAACATCTTACTTGGTCATTGCGGCTGTCATCTGTCTTTAGATAACTCATAGTTTAATCTAGAGTAAGTTCCGGTAAATACACTACGTAACCGGGAGCGAACCGATGAAAAAAATCTTAGTAATACTAAGTCTATGCGTGTCTGCGACAGCATCGCAGGCCGAACTAGTCCATCAATTTAAAAATCCAGCATTCAGTGGCATTGGATTTAGCAGTCACGTCTTAACAATCGACAGCATTGAAAAGAGCCGTCGTGACGCTATCGAAGCAGACAAAAAAGCAGTCATTGCCAAAGCAGAAGCAGAACTACTAAACACACCGTTGAATAGATTTATGAGTCTATTCCAAAGTCAGGTATATGCTCAACTTGCAACACAGTTAAGCAATAACCTATTCACAAACAAATGTTCAGCCGCAGATGGCACAGCAATTCCAGGTTGTGTGAATCCAACAACGGGTAATTTTGTCCTTGACGGCAACACTGTTACCTGGGCCAAGGCCAATGACAAGGTCACGCTGACAGTGGTAGATGCCAAAGGAACTGTAACCACTGTGATAGTTCCAATTGCTAGTTTTAGTTTTTAAGGAGAAAATATGAAAGCAATCAAACTATCCTTAATCACACTAGCCGTAGTAGCCCTAGCGGGTTGCTCAACTGTACGTCCTTGGGGCAGCACACAGATCAAAGAAGAAGCTAAAGTTAGTGAAACAATCAATAAAAGTTTTACAGCAGTTCCGGCGCCAGCAGGTCCAGCAGTCACAGTAGCAGTATATGGATTTAAAGATCTAACAGGACAGCGTAAGCCTAGCTCAACACTCAGCTTGTTCAGTACAGCAGTTACACAGGGTGCTGAAGCATACCTGATGAAGAGTCTACAAGAAGTTGGCAATCGTCAATGGTTCACAGTGGTTGAGCGTGTTGGCCTTGACAACTTGTTGAAAGAGCGTCAGATGATCAAACAGACACGTGAGATCTATGAAGGTGCCAATGCTAAACCTTTACCTCCACTACAGATGGCAGGTGTTATTCTAGAAGGTGGCATCATTGATTATAACTCAAATACCTTAACGGGCGGCACAGGCGCACGTTGGTTGGGTATTGGAACATCTACAGCCTACACTCAAGACGTAGTAGTTATTAGCCTACGTTTGGTGAGTGTTCAAACTGGCGAAGTCCTAACTACTGTAACAGTAGAAAAGAACTTGCTCAGCACCGCCGATGGCGCCACTGCGTTGAAGTTTTTCAACCAGGCAACCCAGGCATTTGAATTTGATTCAAGCCAGACATTTAACGAGCCAGGTAACTATGCCCTACGTTCAGCAATCGAAACAGCAGTTATTGAGTTAATCAAGAAAGGCGAACGTAATGGTTTATGGCAATTCAAGGAGAAGTCCAATGAGTTGGTTCAAACACAAACCAAGACTAAAGACGCAGCCAAAGCTGCACCCACACCACAGCAGTCCGATAGCGGAAAAGGTGCTGAAGGAAGCAAAGAAAAAAGTATCTGGGGAAGAATCCAGTTCTGGAAATAATAACAACATTGGCACTAAGCCAGGAGAAATATAATGAAACAAGTACTACTAATATTAGCATTACTAACAGCGTTCCCAGCAATGTCACAGACAGCAGTCACAGCCCCAAGTGCGCCTGTGATTCCAAACATGGTCACAGTTAGCCCCAACGCAACTGCTGCATTAGCTATTGCCACAACCAATCGTATCTTCATTGATCAAAGTGGTGACAATCCCAATGTCAACATGACACAAGATGGTACTGGTAATGCTGCCGGAAGTGGCGGCCGTCCTATATACCTACGCGGTATCGATCAAATCATTGTTACTCGTCAGATAGGTGTTAGTAATGACATCAGTCTAGAAGCAGTTAATGATACAACAGGCACCGGCAAAGGTGTTAATATCACTATTCAACAGATTGGCGACAGCAATCGAGTTGACGCTGCCTGCGGATATGGCACAGCTTCAACAGGTGGTACAGCCCTAACAGGTTGTAATGCCGCTGACTTCAATTGGAAGTTCACTGGCGACAGCAACGACTTTCAATTCCGTGGTACCGGCGATGACCTAAAGAGCGCAGTTGATGTATCAGGTGACAGCAATATATTCCGTGTTGACGCAATTGGTGACAAACACAGTCAAACTATCAAAGTAGCAGGCGATACCAATACATTTGATATCAACCAACGCTCAACAGGTGCTACTGGATCTAGCGTCTGGATAGACCTTACAGGCAACAGCAATACTTTTACCATAAGTCAAACTGGTACTATTGACAATGTTGTTAATATCAAGAGTGTGTCCAACAGCGGCATGTTCAATATAACGCAAAAAAATTAAGGGGGCGACATGAGAGTTGCTGCTCTTATAGTGGGCTTGATGATAGCCAGTTCAGCTTGGGCGGATATTGGATCCGTTACAGAAGCCACTGGCACCGCTATCATCAAACGTGGTAAGGACACAATTCAAATCGTCAAAGGCACTGAAATCAAGACCAACGACAAGATTGAAACCAAGAATGGAAAAGTCAAAATCGTTTTTAAAGATGATACAAATGTTACTGTTACTGAGTCGAGTAGTCTTGTTATTGACGATTTCGTATATGATCCTAAAAGCGGGTCAGGCCGGCTAGGACTCAAAGCAGCCGCTGGCACAGTGCGTTATGTGTCAGGTAGTATAGCCAAAGATCCAAAGAATGTAAAAATTAACACACCCACAGCAGCCATTGCTGTTCGTGGCACTGACTTTGTGATGGCTGTTAGCGAAACAGGTGGCAGTATGATCATGTTGATGCCTACTTGTGAAATAGAACAAAATGTAAACCTAAAAGGTCTAACCTGTGGCAGTGGTGCTATTGATGTAGAAACACCTGCAGGCATAGTCAAGCTAACTCGCCCTTATCAAGCTACCTTAGTTGAAACACTAAATGGAATTCCTAGTCCTGCTGTTATAGTTGCTCTTAATGGCATGGCCATTGGCAACAACCTAATGGTTAACCCTCCAAGAACAACTACAGGTATGAATGTAATTGCTGCCGCTCGTGCAGCCGCAGTGGCCACTGGCGATGCTAAGAAAGGTGATAACAAAGACAAGAAAGACGAAAAAGACGATAAGGACGATGCTCGAGAAGAACAACAAAATACTGCCAAAGAAGGTGGTAGTGCTCGCGCATCCAAGCAGGGCCGCAGTGCCAATGAGGGCGATGAAGATCCTGAGAATAGAACTAAAGTTGGCTTAGACACTAAAGAATCAAATAAAGATGCATTGGCCAATGAAGTAGCCGCAGTCAGTGAAACTGAAAATCCCTATGTTAAAAAATTATGGAAAGACAAGAGCGAAACACAGCAGGTTGGTTGGCAGTATGAAAGTCTAAGCCCTAACAGTCGCAACTATGCTAATGTGGTAATGCCGATAGATACCAAAGTGCAGGTAATTGTAACGCAGGATATGCAGACCAACAGTTGGAACTTTAGCAGTGGTAAAGCAGTGGGGCAGATTGTTATCAATCAGAATTTTAGATAATGTTATGAATCAAGAACAAATTTATGAATTGGTTTGTGGTGCGTTAATAGTAGTAGCACTAATCGGGTTTGCCTTTTACTTTATTTTATAAGATGAAAAAGATATTTTTATTGTTATTGTTAGTATGTTCAAATGCTTTTGGACAGGTAGGGTTTGAAACAGGCAACTTAAATGGCTGGACTACTTCTGGCAGTGATGCTACTGCCAGTCAATCAGTGGTAAACCTTTGTACAGGTGGTGGCAAATGTTGGACCATCAATCCCTATGGCTCTTGGATGGGTAAATTGTATCCGACAAGTGTTGTTCAATTCAATGCTGCTACAACAAGTCTGGGTTTAACTTCTGTAGAAAATAATGCTATTAGACAGTTTATGACGGCAAATGCCGGCGGCGGCAATCCGACACCAACTGATGCAAGTTGGATGAAAAGGTCAATAACACTAACAGCAGGAACAACATATTCTTTTGCCTGGAACTATGTAAGCACAGACTATACTCCGTTCAATGACGGATCTATGGTCACTTTGGTTCACTCCACAAATGCCAGTATTACTCCTACTCTGAACAACAGTCAACAGCGTTACGGCTTGTTGGGATTTACCAATCCGGGTACAGGTAACTATGCCACTGACAGTTATGGATCAACTGGATGGCAAAAGGTTGTATTCACTGTTCCCCAAACAGGTGACTATGTATTAGGCTTTGCCACATTTAACCTAGGTGACACAGCACTGAGTCCTATACTGTTTGTTGATGAGATACAAGGTACAACATTATTAAACGGTACATCATTTGCCCCTATTGCTCCTAACCCTGGATCAACTGCTCCTTCTGCTACCACTCCGACACCGACAGCACCCAACTGGCAGACTATCAAAACAAACAGTACTCCTGTTGTAATCAGCAACATCTATCCTACCAGCAACAACAGTCCCAGCAATGAAGGTGCCGCCAATGCCTTTGACGGTAATCCTAACACCAAGTACCTAAACTTTGATAAACAAAACGCAGGTGTTACTGTTAAATTAAACCAAGGACGTGTGGTGAAGAAATTTACAATTACCACTGCCAATGATGCGGTTGAACGTGATCCTGCCAGTTATAAACTATACGGATCAAACGATGGTGTCAATTGGGTTTTGCTATCAGAAGGACCATTAAGTTTGTCTAACAATAGATTTGCTGTCAGCGATGAAATTGCTGTGGCTAATACCAATGCCTATGTTTATTATTTTATAAAGTTTCCTAGTATTAAAAATGACAGTGGCAACAGCGTACAGGTCTCCGAAGTAACCTATTACTATGATCTAGATGACGGTGTAACCAGCACCGATTCAGGCACAGGCGGTACACCTAGTAATCCAGGCCAAGCAGGCAGTGTCTGTGCTGACTGTGCTCCGAGTTGGCCAGCAACCAGCGATATATCAATAGCACAAACTGCACAGCGTAATTCGGCCAAGACTCGTGTGGCCAACATAGTTCTAGGCAATCATTTATATCTTGAACAGAAGATTGGCAGCAGTGGTAATGCAGTAACTATAGAACAAACTGGCAACTACAACAAAATAGCAGGACTAGGTGGTGACACTTATGCTGTCATAGACGGGGACAACAACACGGTCAACATCAAGCAAGGTGACACACTGGGCAAGAACTTGATTGAGTTTAGTGTTACGGGCAACACAAATAACATTACACTATGGCAGGCTCGTAATCCCACAACTGGCTTACAAGACGGACAAGAAAGTGGTGGACACTATATGGGCCTAAACATAAATGGCAGCACCAACACACTGAGCCTAAAACAAAGCAATGACGGCGGCACCACAAGCGGACACTTTGCCTATGTTGATGTCACTGGTAATAACAATCAGGGAACGCTAAAGCAAATGGCTAATGGTGAGAAAACATTCTTTGGCATTGTCAATGGTAATACCAATGTGTTCGACGTTACCCAACAGGGTTCAGGCAGTTATTTTGATTTGGCACTAACTGGCAACGGACACTCAGTAACAGCCAACCAAAAAGATGCAGGCAGTCACAAAGCCACAGTCAACTTGACCAATAATGGTGGTGCTAGCACAGTTACTCTAATTCAACAGGGTAGCACAGCGCAGAATATCAATATTACACAACAGTGTGCTACAT